CACGAAGCAAATGAGTCTTTGCAATCTTAGTAGGACAGAGATGAATATCAGTAATGCGAGAGAGCATCTGTCGGTATCCCTCTTCGGGGTATGGATGTTCAAGATCGTAAGTTCGCAGTCCCGCTTCTAGATGAATTACGGGAATCTTATGATTAAAGGCAGTCAAACCAACTGCAAGGCAAGTAGCCGTATCACCCTGTACCAGAACGGCACTTACCCCATCAAAGTTCATACTGTTCATAACAGAAGAGAAAATTGAGTCCAGTCGATTGGTCCCCTCTGTAATTTTCAACTTATCGTGATACCACCCACCAGAAATATCTGCATGTTGTCCAGTGAACAAGACTCGGAAGGGAATCTTACCCTCAAAGGCTTTGATCAGGGGTTTAATTTTTATCCACTCAGGACGAGTGCCATAACATAGTAAGATCATTGATTTGTGAATAACCTATTATTATATGAAATAATTTCGTAAGCTTCTATTAGTTCTTTTATACCCACATGTAAATCAACAGATGGTTTCCATCCAAGAGATTCTATTTTATCATTACTCACGATATAATTTCTCTTATCTGGGTCGTTGTCAATTTCAGATTCTTGAATAGAGAAGTTTGGAATGTATTTTTTTATAGTCTCACATAATTCCATCTTTGAAAGATTGGCACTACTGAGTCCTACGTTGAATGATTCGCCCTTCATTTTATCATAATGTTCAATAGCAAAAATCATTGCACCAACTACGTCTTTGACATGAATGAAGTTTCTCTTGAAGGAACTTTCGAAAAGAACAATGTATTTATCTGTACACGCTTTGTATGTAAAGTCATTTACAAGTAAGTCGAGTCTCATTCGTTCGGAAATTCCAAACACCGTTGCAAGTCGAAGACAAACTGCACCTGATGTTTCCTTAAGATAGTTTTCTGCATTTACTTTAGTTGTACCGTAAAGACTTAAAGGGGCGAGTGGAGTTTCTTCGTTACAGTGAACAAGTTCTCCATCTTTCATTTCCCCGATCCCATAACCAGAATTGGTAGTTGGGAAAATAATTTTCTTATTATTACCAACAATATCCGCTATGTGTTTCACTGCGTCTTCATTAACTTGAACCGCGGCTCTCTCGTCCTTCTTACAAGCAGGCATTCCTACGATACAAGCAAGAGGAATAATAATGTCATGTTCTTTAATGAGAGGATCAATTAAATCATAATCTCTAACATCTCCTTTTACAAATTTAAACTTGGGATTGAAACAATGTGTAGTTAGTGTTGTTTGTCTATACATTAGATTATCAACTACTGTAACATCATATCCCATATCCAATAATACTGGAACAAGAGTTGTTCCAATATATCCAGCACCACCCGTAATCAAAACACGATCATTCATTTATCACAAACCTTTCCATATGGAATTTTATTCCATATTCTTTCGTAAAAAAAGTAAACAAAAAAACCACTAACATTCATAAACACTGCGTTCCATATATGTTTGTCGGTCATAGCCAAATACAAAATTATAAAACTATTAAATGTAGCAAACAATCTCCACAATATAGTTTTTAGAATTGTTCGTAACTTAGTCTCTTTGTACATCAAGTATTCCTGTTGTAGAGTAGTCTGCTATTCTATCAAAGAAAAGAATTTCTCCAGAGTACTCTTTCCCCACAATGGGGAGTTTCCTATAATCACCACCTATCACTCTATACACAGGACACATTTCTTTCAATAAAGAGATCAGTTCTTCGTTACTACCAAATGAAACTACCCCCTTTACATATTTGATCGAACGAACAAGTTCCATCCTATCATCCAATGTATTTATTGGACGAGAATTACCTTTTAATTCTTTAATTCTCTCGTCTGTATCCAATCCCACTACGACTCTTCCGCCGAGACTACTTGCATACTTGAACATCTCAATATGACCTCGATGCAAGATATCAAAACAACCATTTAGCCAGATTGTTTGATATTTTTCAACCATACTGACTGTCTCCTCGTTCTACCCTATAACTATCTTCGTCGAAGTGTGTAGTGGACACTTCAAAAATAACTGCATCACTGAGTGCTTCTACTTGGTGGGGTTCGCCTGGGCGATTTCGTACTACTTCACCTTCTCGAAGTACTTCAGTTCTCTTCGAAGCATCGGTAGTATCAATCCAGTTGAGTCGAATGGCTCCTTCTGCAAGATACCAAGTTTCATCTTTTTTCATATGAAAGTGCATACTGAATCTTGCACCCTTATTGAATCGAAGTAATTTACCACAATACATTTCATTGTTTGCAAAGATAACTTCACTTCCCCAACCCTTTTGTACAATTTCTGATTGTTCTTTCTTAGTACTCATAGGTAGTCTCCTATTACCTTTACGCCCTTTTGTTGGACTATTAGTGTTGCATATTCGTTTGCAGTTTGTATTGATTTCTCAATGTCTTCCGTGTCAATATACGATGAAACTAATCCAGAAAGAAAGGTGTCACCGGCTCCAGTCATATCTTTTACATCCACTGAATCTACCGAATAGTCCTTGTCCAGATATCTACACCCCTTATCACTAAGAGTCACAATAAGTTTCCTCTTAATCTCAGGAGTCACTGTTTCTACTGTCTTTTCATATTCAAATTGATTTATCTTTATGAAGTCAATTCCACAACACCACTTTCCTAGTTTCTTTTTTGTGTCTAGAAAAGTAGTTCCTGTTGCTCGGTTAGAAATATACTCAATGTCATCTTCTGTTAGAAATCCGTGGTCATAATCAGAGATAACGATAGCAGAATAATTTTCAAATGGAATTGATTCTATGTTCTCTATCCTGTTGACCTTTCTTTCGTTTGAATCTACTCGTAGAAGTATATGATTAGTTCTGTGTTCTACAAATCTAGTCTTTGTAATATCTTCTGGATTAGTTATTATATCACATCTCTTCTTCAATGAAAGAATATTATCGTAAACATTTCTTGCCATTCCACCGTTGGTTTCTTCTTTCAATGTCATAAAGACAGGAACAGGCGCTTCGGGAGCGAGTCTGTTGCAATATCCATAAAGATATTTGTCAATGCAAGAATCACCAATTACAAGTATCACCAACTGACCTCCCAGTCCTTAAAGTCACTACCAAGACAGTCTATCTTGTGGTCTTTTCTTCCACCAACGACTTCTTCAATTTTGTTCTTAGCAGTGTTGCGAATTCCATTCAATCCGTGAGTAAGTCTCAGGTCTGCTTCACCGTCACCTCCTCTGGCAGCAGATTCATTGTGCCAGATATGAAGATTCATTTGAGACAATACAACGATTGCTCTTATGGTTTCTGCGGTGATTTCGGAATTCTGTAGGAGAATGTCGATGTCGTGAAGAATGTCGGCTATTTCTTCCGCATATTCTTCCTTATGGTCTACTATAAAAACCTCTTTCAGTTGATTAATACTGAGTCGGTCAATCAACTCACTGAGAGTCGGAAGATATTTTCTGTTGCTCATTCTGTAACCTTTCACATATATTCTGGTAAACCCGTTTAAGACCTTCTTTGAATGAGGTTTCGGGATACCATCCTAGTTCATTATTTACTTTAGTCAAATCGCAGGACTGTCCTAAAATTGATGCCTTAATTTCTGGTTTGGTTTTGATGTCCATTCCCTTTTCGGAAACTTCAGCAATGAGTTCTGCAATTTGTCTCACTGTATATCTTACATCCGAACCAACATTATAAGGACCAACAAACGATTCTGTCTTCATTTTATTTATCATCATCTTTGTTGCTTTTACTGCATCGTCAATATAACAATACGACCTAGTTTCAGTTCCATTTCCCCTAATCGAATATGGTTCTTCTGGATACTTGGCTGCTCGGTGACATAGTGCAGGAATTAGTGATGCATTTTCTAAATCCATATCTTGGTCTGGACCATAGATTCCACAGTATCGGGCGACTGCAATATTAAACTTGCTTGTGTTGTCTTCGTCTTCTTCCTCTGCATACCAAGACAAGAGTTCCTCTGCATACATTTTTTCGGCACCATAAGAAAGAAACTGTCCCCCGAGTTTTGCATCACTTTCCTTTAGGGCGGGTGCATCTGGTCTTAGTTGCAGGTCGTGTGGATAAACGTGCGTGGTGCTTGCGTAAAAAAGATTATTTACATTTGCAACACACAAAGAGAAAAGAACATTATTGTCAATTATTGAATTCTGAAACGCAACACTGAACGGTTTGTTTTCATATAAACCAATACCACCAACTACGGCTGCAAGGTGTATTACCGTGTCTGCTCCCTGAAAACATTCAATAGTTTCTTCTATAGAAAGTAAATCTGCGTGGACTACAGACACATTATCTTTTATGTCTTCTATGTTCTTTTCTGAGCCTCTATTGCAGTTGTCAACCAGAAGGATTTCATCAAACTCACCAGACTCCACATAACTTCTGGCAATATTTGAACCGATAAATCCAAGACCACCTGTAATTACTAGTTTGTTTCTTGTTGGTTCGCACATTTCAAACATTTTTAAAACCTTCATAACTAAACATTTTATCTATTCCTCGACCATCTGGACAATCCTCAATAAATTTAAATCCAGACTCTTTCATATAATCTAATATTTCTTCTTGTTTTGGTGCATCAATATATTCATTCCCTGTGCTTGATTCAATTTCTATCAATGGAAATTTGCTGTGGAAGTCCTTCGCATTTTTCATAATATTCAAATCTTTGCCTTGTGTGTCTATTTTTAGGTACTCCACTTCTTTGAATTTCTTCCAATCTATTTTAGAGAGAATTGAAGAAAAAGGAAAAATATCTACAACTTCTTCTCTTAGTTTAGAATAAGGATGGTCAAGAGATATTTCAAATAAACTAGAACATCCAACATCGGTTGCAGTAATGTTCATTTTCATTTTCGTAGGAGTCTTTATATTATCTAATCCACAATTTAACATTACCAGTGTATTGTTATTCTTGTCTTTATGTTTTCTTAAGCAAGCCTCGCTCAATTCAAATGACAGTTTAACTGGTTCTACTGCAATAATAAAAGTATCCTTGCAATCGTTTAACCACAAGGTAGTATTGGGAGGACAATGAGATAAACCAATATCAATTCTTAGTTTGCTTAACTCTGTTGTCGCCATTTTTTCTTCAAGTTCTTGCAACACTATAATTCTCCTCGTACCATTTTACGGTTTCTCTGATACCGTCAGACAGAGGAGTAGAAGGAACATATCCAACCGCTCTTTTGAATTCAGTCATATCATAAAATCTTCTAGGTTGTCCATTTGGTTTCGAGGTATCCCACACAATGTTACCTTCATAACCAACACAGTCTCGAATAGTTTCAATCAGTTCTTTAATAGAAGTCTCTACACCTGTTCCGAGATTAAACGGGCCGCTTTCATTGCAGTTCTCTGCCATCTTGATAATTGCTTCTGCGGTGTCATCAACATATAGGAACTCACGCGAGGCACTTCCGTCTCCCCAAACAACCACTTCACTCTTTCCTTCGTCCCGTGCTTCAATAAACTTTCGAATCAGTGCGGGTACAACGTGAGAGTTTTCTAGATGGAAGTTGTCGTGTGGTCCATATAGGTTAGCAGGAAGAAGAACAGTAGAATCAAATCCATACTGGTCTCTATACGCCCAAGACTGAACGATTAGATTTTTCTTTGCAAGAGAATACGCATAGGAGTTTTCGTCGGGGAAACCATCCCAGAATTCATCTTCTCGGTATGGAACTTCTAGATGCTTTGGGTATCCGCACCCTGCGGCAAGAGTCACCAACTTATCTACTCCGTGCAGATAAGAATAATGAGTAATAAGAATACTCATCATCGCATTATCATAGAAAAACTCTGCGGGGTATGTTTTGTTCGCCAAGATACCACCGACTCGACCTGCAATATGCAAGACCACTTCTGGTTTGTTTTTCTCGAAGTATTCTGCAACGGAATCTTCTTTTGTTAAATCACATTCTTTGTGAGTAGGAGCCAGTAGTTCGAAATCTAGTTTATCGACCAAGTTCTTACCGACAAATCCACTTGCACCAGTAACCATTACTTTCTTATCACTTAAGTTCATACTACCAATTCTCCTTTTTTCATAACATCGAACATCTTATTTATCTCAAAATTATACACTCTTTCATATGCACTTTCTACCATAGATTCGTAGTTCTCATAATTCTCTACTACATCTTTTAGTTTTTCCTGCAAGTCTGTAATATCATCCCAATAAACAAAATGTTTTCCTGGCTCAAACCAACGCTCAATAACATTCCAAGAATCTCGCTTTACTAAGTTCACCGTCTTTGCACACATTGCCTCAATGACTCTTGGTTTGAACTGGGGAATGTATCCACTTTCAAGATTATTGAACGCTCCAATTTTATCCCAATTTTCATTTGCTATGATGTGGTTAATATGTTCAGTTCCTATTGGACACATATTAATTGCAACAGATGCTTTAGTCTGCGCCAGGACTTTCCATTTTTCTTGGCTGGTAACATTAAGCATAGTGGGTTCTCCAGCAGGCGACAAAGATGAAAAATTATACTTATACGGCTTCATTGACTCTACTATGTCGGCGTGTTCTTTACACATCATTGCTCCCATATAAATCACATCTAATGTTTTATTGGTATCCAGTCCATTAAAACAAGAACCTTTGAATGGAAAGGGAATGGGAATGAATTTTGTGTTTGTTTGGTGCGAATTCATAAACTCACAAGTATAAGGACACAAAGTATAAACGTGAGTGAAGTAACTCTGCTCCTGAAGACAAGTAGTGGTTGAAGCATAGGCACAGGGTGCTTCTAAGTTTAAATATATTCTTGTTGGTACTTCTTTATACTTTTCCCTAATATCTTCGTTCACTGATGTTCCGTACCCTTGGAAAAGAACACAATCATCTTTACCGTCATTATACTGTTCTAGTTCATAGTATGAATTGATTACATCCGCGTACTCTCCCCTTTTGTCGTGTGCTATAATCATACTAAAGTAAACTCCTCTGGATAAAACTCTGTTCTGTGTTCAATATTTACGCCTGGGTGGTAGTGCTTGGGTGCAATTACCTTCTTGTTCTTGTTCTGGTTTAGAAAGGCTGCCCACCACCCAAAGGAACTAATAGGAGACATTATGTTGTGGTCGCAATGCATAATCCTACAAAAATCGGAAAGTTCGTCTGATGAACTTGCAACAACGAAGTTGTCTTCTGAAAAGTTATTCTTGCACCATTCTATATCTTTGTTATTGTTTCCGTCTCTGGAACCTCCAGTAAACACTACAAACAAACAGTCTTCGCCCTTGAATTGTTCCAATGCTAGTTTAATGTAACCACCCATAAAACTGTTTGGGTCGAGTTTATCTGTGGTTCCGTATGAAGTTTGCTTTGCCACTTCACCGTCTGTGTTATCACAGTTGTCGCCTCTGCGGAGATGCAAACTCACTATGGTTTTGTCTTTTGGTAGAGAATCTCTCCACTCTTTTGCCTTTTCCATATGAACTTGCTTCGGTGTTAGTTCTTTCTTAATCTCTTCTGTTCTGCTTCCAAAATACCAAACACTTTGGAAGTAACCAAAAACATCCACTCCGTCAGGAACAGAAAAGAAATGCTCATCATATTCCCACGGGTTTGGTTCTTGGTATCTCATCTGTGGAAGGAAAGTAGAATCTAGTTTGGCAGATATATTAAATTCACCCAACAAACACTGCTGATTATGATGTTCCCTATCTTTTGGATTAGGAATACAGAAATCATAACCATTATGTTTAGCAAGACTGTATAATGCCGCGTATTGGAAAAGTTGATTTCCCAATCGACCTGCACTACCTAGTTGGGTAAAGGATATCATTTTGCAAAAACCATTCCGTAGTTTACTCTTCGTTCTTCATCGATTAGTTTTTCCATCTCCAGTTCTTCCCACGAATAGTAGTTCTCAGGGAAGGTTAGATATGAATCACCTCGGGGGTCAAATGTAGCCTTATCGAATACATCTCCTTCGTCGAACCACCCACACACTCCGAACTGAGTGTAACCTAATTTTCGAAGATGTTCAATACAACCATACAGCACATTTGACATTTCTTCGTGCCATTCAAAGAATAATTCAGGAGTCTTTTGAGTCAATCCCTTAATGACATTCAACTCCCCTCCTTCAACATCAATCTTGATATAATCAGGAACACCATACTCTTCTATGAGTTGGTCAAGTGTAGTACTTTGAATTGCAGAATCAAGTGACCAATAAACCGACTTGGGTCGTAGATTTTTACTTCCCATAGTAAATCTAGATATTTCCATAAATTCCTGTGATGTAGTAGAAACACCATTGTCGAACGGAGCCGTATAAAAGGAAACTTCACCTATTTCAGAAGATACCGCTTTCTTTACTAATGTAAAATTTTCTTTATCACTATGAATAGAATCGAGTGCAGGATTTGGTTCTACTGCTACTATTATAGTATCGTTACCAAATTTATCAAACGATGCGGTAGTAAATTCACCTTTGTTATAACCGATGTCGAATATTTTCATTTGTTTTTAAATACCGTAAACTCTCGCAAGTCTCGGTAACCTCCTTCTTCAATAAGATCTGGTACGTTCTCTGGATAGTTTTGCATGAGTGCTAGACCATGCGCCGCCTGTTGTGGAGTCATATACATGTTCCATCCGAGCATTGTAATATCATCTTCCTTATATGGTACTGCGTGTCGTCCTTCGTATCGTGCAACACGAAGCCAGTCTACAATATATTTGTTGTCAGTTAGAATCATTCCACCCTTACCAATTGCGAGGTGTTTTTTGACATGAAACGATAGACACATGTTTGTGCCTTCGATATACATGTTAGAAGTGAATCGTTTGGCAGAATCATAAATCGGATATGGTTTGAGTTGGTAAACACCACACCATTTTTCATCGCTAAACTTTACTGTGCCACCAGAATGAATAATAGACTGAGGTACTGAGAGATAAGTCTTTGCAGGTATTTCAACTTCCTTAACATTAAAAAATTTACAACAAAGAAAAAGAGCATCGGTACAAGACGTAACAGCAACAGCATAAGGCGCACCAGTGTAATCAGCAACTGTTTCCTCAAACATTTCTACAATTTTAAAAGGGTTATGTTTCATTTTTCCATTAACCAATACTTAATTTTAAATCCACAACTTTCAAATAGTTTTCTACTTGCTTCGTTTTCAATTTTCACTTTAGCAAAAGAATCTGGGAATCTTTCCATCAGTTCTGCTATTAGAACTTTTCCTACACCTTTACCCTGATAATCAGGATGTACACACACGCGAATGTCATTATCTAAAGACCCTGCAAACCCAGCAGGTTCATCATTGTACAAGGCGACAATGTATTTGGAACGATGCTTCCGCATGTATTTATCCTGTTGATTTTTGGTTATGTTCACGACTTCTATGAATCCATCTTGGACTCTTGGATCACTACGAAGTAGTCGTATGAAATCATAATACTTAGGATCATTGTTAACTATTTTTATCATCACCATGCCTCATTTCTCACAAGATAACTGGACATGTCCCACATACCTCTCTGCTTGACTCCAGCCCAAGCAGACAAATATCCCCTATCAATTCCCAATCCAAGATCGGGATTTAGGGCAGAACCCAAGTCAAGATATGTGTTGTTTGGTGCAATTTCATGAAGTTTATGAATACAAATATTTCCAAGACTACTCGCACAAAACAAAAACAATTTACCTTCTGGTTTAGTCTCTCGGGTATATTGAACTATCTCTTCTATCTTATCATCATCGTTTATAATGCAGTTTGATCCGACTCTAAAATCTTTTATCACATTCTTGAATTTATCTAACTTAGAATTTTCATTACACATGATAACGATTTCATACTCGTCAAATGTAGGTAAAACCTTTTCACGAAAATTATAATAGTTAGAGTTAATAAACAAATTGGCAAAAGTTATATTTTCAATGTCAGAAGCACTATTATCAATCATCCAGTCCCGTGGACTATACCCAACGATTCCCGCATCAGAATTTGTAGTTATGCCAATGTGATAGGTTTTAGACTTGTATCTAAAAGCATCCCACAGTTTATCATGATGAAATTTATGTGTTTCAGAATTGAACTCTTTCTGATCTTCTGGATTCAAATAACCATGAGAAGTAGGACTTAGAGAATAAGATTTATTCTCAAGAATCCAAAGTTCACCATCTGCCCATCTACTAAATGCGAAAGGTTCATGTAGTTGTAACTTTGTTAGATACTTATAAAATTCTTGTTTAAAATCTTTCATTCTGCTTCCAACATTTTGAAACCATCATCAACAGCCCTAGCAAGACAAATACCCATCAACTGACCCGCTCTAAATGGTTTTCCATTTGGACCTTGAAAAGTAGTCATTGAGATTCCTTCTTCACTGTGACCATATTCAGAACCTTTCGTACTACCCCACATAGAAAGATCATCCTTTGGGTGAGGAGGAACATAGGTTGCAAAGTCCGTATACTTCTGAATCATATGAGAGAAATGAATGTCTTCACCGACAATTGGCGGAATATCAACATGAGGCAGTTCTCTCCACAGAACACTTAGAAGTTCTCTTGGAAAGAACCAAGAGTGACCAACAATGTCTACCTTTGTAGTTTCTTCGTTTGGATCACACCATCCAACCCGTCTAAGTTTTTGCCACGAGTAATGTTTGTCACCAAACAGAACACCGACAGTTCCAAGAAGACCGGGAGTCTTCTCCATAGTGTCTAGGCAATTTTGCAACCAGTTTTCACCGGGAATAGTGTCGTCATCTAGGACGCAAATATAATCAGCCTTTGAGTTAAGAGCGTAAGCAAATCTAGACCAGACTCCAAGATTGTAATTGCAATCTGCAAAGATCAGTTGTTTCTTTATTTCTTCTGGAACTTCTTGTTCACTATTGTTTCGCCAAGCATAGATTCCAGACACATCAACACTCTGATTGTTTACGGCTTCTATCTGTTCGGGCAACCAACGTGTTCTTCTATAACAATTTAAAAATACATCAACCGTTGCCATATGTCATTCCCATTTTACCTTGCACAGTCTCGGTACTACCCCAATACTGTTCGGAATAGATCTTATCATTACCCTTATATTCTACACCAGTGTAATGCTTTGGCAAGAAGTAATGCGAAGGATAAATTTTGATCTTATCGTAACCAGTTTTCTTGGTCATCTCTGTGAGGAATTTGGGACCAACAACTTGCCATGCAGTTAGGTTTGGTAACTTGGAAAGTTCTTCTGGATTCATCTCACGGATTCTCCAAACCATATCATCCAACAACTTGTTGTTTTGTGAACATGCAAGGTATCCATTGCACATTAATCCCTCGCGGACCTCTTCGTTTTCCCAACAACAGAATGCTTCATTCTCTACGAAGAAATCATCGAGTGAATTTACACAGACAGAATCAGCATCAATGAAAAACCCACCGTAGTTATAAAGCAGTTCATACCGAAGTATGTCTGCCTTACCGGCGAGTTCATTCATAGCATCAAACTGTGCTTGATTACGCAGAGGAGGCATATTCTCCTCAGACCAAAATCGATAGTCCCATGTTGGGTTCTTTTCTTTCCAAGTCTCCATCATTTCGACGGGACGTTTGGATTGATCACCCACCCATATCTGGTGGATAATTTTTGGAATGCTCATTATATAAATCCTTCACTAGTTGCATCATTTACGTTTACCGATATGATATTTAGGTATCAGTTCCCACTCACTTTTCTCACGATGAGAAATTATCTTAATGTGATTGATTGGAACCTTGTCTTCGGCTTTGGTAGGGTCTACAATTTCTAATAGACCCCATTCTTCCAACAGACTTGCAATCATATTTCTTCTTGAAACATCACTCTCGGAAAGATTACTTGGTAGACCATCAAGAGCAAACAACTCTTTAAAGTGTACGATGTAATACTTTCCCTTCTTGTGTAAAATATGGCAAGACTGCCATAATTTATTTTCTGTTCTAGACGATACGCCTATTCTTGTTAAGGTTTCTCTCACTTTGAGAAAGTCATCCTTTTCACTGAGCGTAACTTCTAACAAATCTTCTACGCCTATATCAATATATTCTTCCATATCATAACACCTTTTGTTAAATAAAAGACGTTATATTTAGGATTTTACTCGTTTTCAACCCCCGTATTGATACAAGGAACGGATGTCTTCAATTTGATTTGGGGTAAGAACCCTAAGCACCTCTGTGGCTCTCTCGTTAGAGTAGTTATAATGGTCCTTAATCAACTGCAAATCGTCTTCTTCTTGTGACTTAATCCACTTACTAAATCGTTTTCTTGGTCGGATAGTTAAACTAAGATAGTCAAACTGCATCTTCTTGTCCATCTGATTATAGTAATTTACCTGATTTGCATAGAGAATCGTATCAGGAAAATAAGAAAGTGATCGATTGATTACAAATGGAACATACGCCCTTTCCTGAAGATCATCTTCTAGAAGAGACGTTTTATTGTGGTTTATTGCATTCAAAACTTCGGATAGGTTCATCTTCATCGGATAATATCAATTCCTTCTAGGTTGTCTGACTTCCAGACTTCCATCTCATGTCGTATTCTACCATCTGCATTTAGATTGTCAAATCGTTTCTGAGCTTTCTTCTTCCACCAATTGATTGCATTTTCTAGTTCATAGTTGTCGTAGTTTGGTTTCTTAATCAGTGCATCGGTTTTACCATTTACATAGTCAACTACATTCTCAAAACCATAGTTAGAGAAGTATTGTAGTTTCTGTGTGTTGAGGTCGATTGCCTTCTTGATGAAGTCGTTGAAGTCCGCCAGATCCGTTGTACGTCCCTGTGAACGAAGACTGGCCTTAATGATTGCAATCATTTTGGTCTGTGTCTTTAGTTTACGACTGGACGCATCTTTCTTGATCAAGTGTTCTCCACCATTACGATTAATGAACCACTCGTTCAATTCAGCATACCACTTGTCAGCCATAGTGAGCAGAAACTTGCTGTCGGTCAATCCCACGTTTCGCAGGTAAGGTTTCATACCATCATACTGGCTACAACCCTTCAAATTACCATACAGGGAAGTGGTCTCAAACGCACAAATTTCTACACCATACTTCTTGTTCAAATACCGGCGAGTAAAATGCGAACAACAAATCATTGTAAGAAGTTTACCACCGAGGTAATTGAAACCGAAAGGTTGAGCAGGAACAATATGAAACCCCATGATAAAGTGGCGATTCAACGCAGTAAGATCGGGGGTGTTACCCAACATCTTATTACGAGGCGCACTGTTAATCGTAGGAGAACCGAGACGGACAAACCCGGCAATCGTGTTGGTGTTTGTCTCCTTGATCAAAAACCGAACATTCTTGCCGGGATTGTCGTCTGCGGGGAACGACGAAACCTGACAGAAAAGATTGTCGTAAACTTCTTTCGAAGTTTCAGTTACGGCAAAATTCATATCCATCGGGTTCATCGTAAAGTCGTTAAAGAACTCATTCTCAACGGGAAAGAGAGAAGGAGTGACCCCCTCCAGTCTCTCCTTCTTTCGATCCCGAAAGTAACCATCAATGCGATCAAAGTTTTCGTAGTAATCACGAACTCTCGACATAGCATAGTCTGTATCACTTTGATTGAGAATCAGTTCAGCCAATCTTGGTTTCTCCATCCAAGACTGCAACGACACACCTCTGATCCATCATAACAAAATCTCCAAAGAACTGATGGTCTTTTCGGTTTTCGTAAGCGACACGTTGTCCCTCACAAAAGTCTGGAATCAGTTCTTTACCACTGTCTAGTATAACAGGATTTCCTAGACTGGCAACATATCCTACACCATAAAGTCCAGTGTTTTTCTCTTCGTAGATGATCGGACCTTCAGCTTGCTTTGGTTCTTCCATCTTAATGGCAACTTTGCCTCTTGTTGGATAAAACTTCATTGGAAAAATACCTCAATACAAATAACATTTTTATCATTAATCATTATCATACTTCCGTCTTCTCTTTCTAGTTTCGTGAACTGACCTTGCTTAATATTTTCGGTCAATATGTCCGTGAATGTTCTCTTCTCTCCACTAGAAAAATGAATAATCTGTGTGCAAAGTTTAGAGTTTGAAGAGAGTGTTGACTTAGTATTAGTTTTCATGCCATTGATCATTTGAATTCACACTCCATCATAATTTCAATAAGACATGCCGTAAGATTGATCTCCGCATCGGCAACAAACGCAGCCTTGTATTGATACTCGGCGATTACGAGAATTGCCTGTGGAATACTGTGCGATGTAAGATTGTCGTAAAGAGAATCATACAACTTACGGAAGATTTGCACTGGATCATTGTCTAGGTTTTCAACGACCCACTTTCTAACATTGGTGAAGTCCTTACTCTTCATGGACTCCATCAAATTCTTGATGTTCACTTCACCGATCTGAGTAAGGATACCCTCATCGATCTGACCAGAAACAGAGTACCGCTGAAGTTCGTTTAGAATTCTACGGAAGTCTGGGAAGTGCTTGATGACCAGTTCACCGAGGGCCTTTTCTTTGAACGGAACTTCTTCGTCCTTTAGGATGTTACTGCACCTGTCGAAGAATTGTTTTCCAAGCTTTGGTTTGTCGGATGACTCAATCTTAAATTCGATGTTAGTACATCGTGAATGAATAGGTTCAATGATTCTGTTCTTGTAGTTACAAGTCAAAACAAACCTACAGTTCTTGGAAAACTCTTCGATGAAACCACGAAGTGCCGGTTGGGTAGACTGGGCATTCGAGTAATCAAACTCGTCCAGAATCACCACCTTCTTCTGGTCACTGAATGAAACTGTACTTGCGAAGTTTCGAATCTTAGTTCGGAGTGTGTCGATGTTTCCATCCTCCGAACAGTTGATCAGAATGTTCTCACAACCAAGTTCATTGCACAAGGCACGGGCAACGGTAGTCTTACCGCACCCAGCCTTGCCGGAGAGAAGTAGGTTCTGCATCTCTCCTGAATTTACAATGTCCTGAAATGTACTCTTAATAGAGACAGGAAGAATACACTCTTCAATTGTTCTGGGACGATACTTCTCGACCCATAGATGTTCTTGCTTCACGTTCAACCCTCATACTTAGAAGTGTTATCTAATGCGATCCAGTATGTTACATCAATATTTTTGTTTGTCAACTGACTTACAAACTTATCTGTGATGTCTACATCGTAATCGCCCGCGATCATCTTCATGTTTTCAGTCTTGTAATTGAAGGTGAATCGCCCACCGGGATTGTCACCCAGTGTAACACTGTAAGTATTGCAACTCGAATCCTTAAGATCGAGAGCAACGAGTTCAATCTCCGATTCATCATCGGATGAACGAACGGCAAGATCAGGAAGTCCGAGAACCGAGGCTGCCTTGAGAACCTGAGAGAGATCCTTGTTGTATAGAACAAAGGAAACTACGGGTTCGGGCATCTGCACATCCTTGTCCACACTGGAGATCAGTGATGACTCGGCGTACCGATACTTTGTCTTTGACTTTCCATTCTCTTCTGAGATGATAACATGATCATCCCGAAACTCAAACACTGGCTTCTCGTAAAGAGAAACCGTTCCGAGAAACTTGTTGAGATCCCAGATAGAAACTTCAGTGTCAAATGTCTCTTCGATGCTAGACTTCGACATGATGTTCTTCATGGGCGAAAGAGTCTTGATGGTAGAACCCTGATCAATCTTGATGTTAGAATTGATCGTCGAATAGTTCTTCAGTATTTCCAATGTTTCTCTTGATAATTTCATAGTATCAACTTTCACTGTTGTCATTAGTGTCTCCATTTGGTTTGACAGGATCATATGCAGGTGGGATTTCAATTCCTCGGGCTTTCAAAACAACTTCTGTCAATTGCTTTCTCTTCATGCCTTCAGGTAATTTATCAATCGACTCCTGCGTTTCTTCAGAGAAGGGTTTGTAATCTCCAAACCCGGGCATTCTAACTGGGCAAGAAACCCAAGGGTAATCCAGTTTGGTATAGGCACCACTGTTGTCTGGATCATTTAAGAACGCTCTTGGTTTATCACCACATCCACATGCGGTGCAGAAGTACGCACCTTCTCTGGTATTACTCGCACTTCTATATGGACATGGTACTACTTCATTGTCGCCATGGCAAGAGAGAACTCGCAACTTAATTAAGTCCTCGTCAGCCTTTCCTTGGGTTACTCTAGAGGCAACAGACTTACCAAGGTTCTTTACCTTATCAAACAAAGAAGGAGTTTCTGGTGTCGTTTCTGGTGTTTCAGACTCTTCTTGTTTCGGTTCTTTATCATCAATTACTTCAATTACTTTTCTTGTTCGTCTATCCGACTGCAATTGTGGAATAGAGGGAAAAGTAGGTTGATTAACACTTGGATCAGGCTCTAATTTTTTTTCTTGAGCTTTCTTCAAATTAGCAGAAGCTCGAGCTTCATCTGGATTAGAACTTTTATTCTTACCGCATCCGCATCCCATATCACCAATCCTCCTGAAATTCGGTGTCCCATTCGTTTTCGATGTCATCTTCGGAAAGATTCTTTAGATCTCTAAGACACTTCTTCTGGTTATGTCTTTTGCTTTTCTTTTGACTCTTCTTAATTGAACGTGAATTTATGTCACGGGTATCGTCATATTCGTCGTAGTAGTATTGTTTTTTCATCTCAGAATTCCTGTATATCTCCCATGAGATTTTTTAGTTTGTGTTCGATAAAGTAATTAAATACTTTGGACTTTGAACCGACAATAGGGGTGTCCCATTCTTCCACTACCAGATCTACAATTTCATCTGGGATCTTGTCTAGGTTGATAAGCGTATCATTCCTATTCCAATTTTCAGTGCAAGCGACAGGAGCAAGGTTTTCCATTAAGGAATTAATTTTCTTTTCGCCACATGGCTTTTGTCGTTTATCTTCGCAGACAAACACATCGTCTTCGGATAAAACATTCGGAATGCCATCACTAGCATCCCCCTTGATAATGTGATGAATCAGGAACTTCTCGGGGTCATCACACTCGATCATGTTCTTTTGAACAGGTGAATACTGGTGAACATTTGGAAACTTCTGCAACTGTTTGAAGTCCTTGTCACCAGACACAATCATGATAGGTTCCTTGTCGTGAAACATTCGAGTTAAGATTGCGATGATATCGTCTGCCTCGGTTCTAGGAATTCTCATGTTCTTGTATGGAAAGTTATCTCTGATTTCGTTTCGCACTTTGGTAAGTGTGTCATAAACCGATGACCAGTCTACATCAGATTTACTCTGGCTCTTCTTTCGATTTGCCTTGTAAAGCGGAAAGTAGTCTTTACGCCAACAGTTACCAGAATCTTCGCAGATTACCAGTTCGCCAAACTTATCAGAAAACTTATTTTTAAAATTTCTATAGGCATTGAGAGTCATGTGTCGAACAAGAGACTCATCAATTCCGTTTATACTGCCTTTAGTTTGGGCAAAGATACTCGAAAGTATCACCTGACTGTTATCAATTAAAATCATTTGAACGCCTGTAGAATCACAACATTACTATTTAGTCGTGGACTCGGAACAGATTCCTTATTTTTAAGATTTTTATATGCGTTATTAATGGCTCTAATTCCACTAGAACTAGCAACCTTCACAATAGACTTATCCCTACCAACCCTCTTACAGACCGACTTAGCATTGTCAATACCCACGATGGTGGTTCCCTTAACTGAAAGTCCATCAACCATTCGGGTCTTCTCATAGACACAGAACTGATCTGTCTTCGTGTTATAGGTTACAAGTTTCGTTGCACCAATAATTTGCTTGGGATCAATGGACTTGATCTTTCCGTCCTTCGTCTCTAACATATACTTAACACTCTTAACAAGACTTGCCTTCGTTCGCAACTTCTTCTTACGAGGCTTACGAGTCTTCTTAAGAACAGTAGAGTATTCCTCACATGTATCGACAATGTTCTGCACAAAGTCTCGATACTTCTTCAGTTGCGGGCGGGAAAGAAAACCCCATCCTTCCATTAGTTGTTTGTCTTCCTTGTTGTAGACCATATTCAGTTCATCAACAAGTGACTTGAACTCCAAGGAAATCATTCCAGATTGAATGGACTTTACTTCATTGTCCTTCAACCATTTGACAACATCCATTTGAGGCTTCTTCTTTTCAAGAATCTCGTCGAGAGTCTTATCGAGAATTATATTGATGTCACCAGAGTATTCGATGACCTGTTCCTTCATTCTGTCCTGAATAGAAATCTTAGGTTTCTCTACCACTTCCTTCTTTTCCACTCTATACCTACTGCCAAGAACGATCATCTCCTGAACATGATCCTTCACCTTCTCGACAAGAACTTCTGGAAGAGGAACTTGGTTGGATAACATTCTACAGTTATGACCGAAAAGAAACTTTCGATAATCAACACGGTTGACTTTCTTAATATCTTCCTTTTCGTAACCGTTATCCTTCATCCATTCCAGACACCACTTCTTGTAGTCCTTGATATTGGACATGGCATTGTACCAAGCATAGGACCGCAGGAGAAAGGCATCAATATCCGTATCCCCCGACTCGTCCCACGATGGTTCTTCGCCGTAATGAATCTTTTCAATAGTGGCGCCACGCTTAATTTTTCTTTTGGTCTTCATTTCAGATCCACTCAGAGTAAACTTCTTCTCGGATTCCTTCTTGTAAGGGAAACTTGTAAAATATCTTCTTCAAACGAATTTCATCTTTCAGAAGAGAGTTCTTTCTCTCAGCTTGAGTTAAATCGTTAACTTTCATGTTATCAGTATACCTTACTTCTTCATGAATGGCAAGTGTATAATGAGAATCGTTTTCCCAAGAGATGAATTCCTCGTAAGGAAAATTTATTCTCTCACCAATTTCCTTCCATGGCAAGTCCATAACATCAGAAAATTTATAAAATCTTATTTCCCTGTACTCTAATTTATCTTTTGGTTTGTGTTTGACATACCCCTCAACGGCAATAACTTTGGCATTTTCCGAGGTGTGTAATTTCTGCCAGCAGAATTCTATGCCGCGTTGCGACTTTTCACTGATAAAAGATCTGGCTTTAGATGTGTTTAATTGCACAACGGTTCTAGCTTGATTGTCTTCTGCACAGAGAAGATAATCGAACCCATCTTCATGACCCTCCACGAAAAGATATGGAAAATCAGGAGCGTTTCTGTGGACGTTAAATATCATCTTACCGTCTTGGTAAACCGTACCGATAGTATAGACGTATTTTGTTTTCTTGTTTCTAAATCTAAATTCAACAGGCGTAACTACCACAGTATACTTACCCGAAGGTGACTTATACTTTTTAACTCTATTGGATAGAGGTTTAGCAATTTTAAAATGATCCATAATTTTCTTTCGGTGTTGAGAATACCAATCTTCCCGAACATTGTTTATGGTCATCGGATTCCTCTTTTAAGTTCGAATGATTCGACTGAAATTGTTCTTCTTCTCAAAGGTGATCGTGTGTTCGAACTTATCTGACAGTTGATCAGTTCTATGAGAGATAATGAATACGTTTACTTTCTTACCCAAATTATATAGCAGTTTCATGAACTCATCTGTTCCCATACTGTCCAAAGATGAATCAAAAACTTCATCTAAAATAAGAAGATTGGTATTGGCACTGTTCTTTAGTCTTGCAACTTCTCTCCAAGACAAAAGCAAAGCCAAATCAATTCTCATCTTTTCACCTTCACTGAAACTCATGTAACTGAATTCGTCACGGTGTCTGGACTTGATTGTCTCGTTGAAGTTTTCATCCAAATGAAACTGTGCAAAGAAGTCCATAGATCCGAGATACTTATTAATCAACCTATTCATAATAGGCAGATAATACTTAATGATCTTTGACTTGATACCACTGTCCTTCAACAACCCAGACACAATCCCGTAGTCGTGCATCTGAGAGGTGTTAGATTCTTTGACCGAATCTAAATCGGCAAGTTCCTTTACTAATTCCTTGAGTCTTTCTTTCTCTTGTGTATCATCCGTGTCCTTGGACTTTATACTGTTGATTCTTTTGTTTGCAGTTTCAATACGATCCTTTTTAATGGAAAGTTCTGTGTTTAATTCGGAATGTTCTTTTTCCTTCTCTGCAATATCAGACATTACTGACTGAACAACACTGAGTTCGTCACTCAAAGTTTCTAGTTTCAAATTAATCTGAGATAGTCCCTCGTTGTATTCAACTATCTTTTTCTTTTTATCGTTGATCATTTCATGTCGATGATCGTCTTGAATATTTTGATGGCAAGTTGGGCAATTTGTATTGTCCATGTAGAACTCTATATCGTTTTCCGTGTTCTTAATGTTCTTGTCAATGTTATCCTTGAGTTTGTTAATCTTACTCAAAGAAGCAGACAGAGAATCTCGACAGAGTATTTCTTCTTTCAGTTCATCAATCTTTGACTTGAGAGAACTCATAGAAGTTGTTACCTCTTGAGCTTCACCAATTATCGTCTTGATGTCTTCTTGTATTTCCTTAATCGACTCTTGACTTTTGTCTTGGACTTTCTTGATGTGTTTGTTTTGTATGTCGATCTTTTCTTTCGCAATACTAATTTCATAACCAAGTTCTCTTTCTTCTTCCTTTAGAGTGGCGATTCTCGTTTTTAGAATTCCGTTCATCAAAGAGAAAACATTAATATCAAGAATGTCTTCAATGACACTTCTCCTGTCCGCAGCTGTTAATTGCATAAAAGGCACAAACGAAGAACTACCCAGAATCACCACCTGCGTGAATGACTTGTAGTTCATCTTGAGAATCTGTTCCTCAAGCATTCGTTGGTAATCTTTGGCCTTTGCGGACTGGTCAATCAACTTCCCGTCCTTGAATATTTCAAAGATCTTTGGTTTGAGTCCGCGTCTAATTTTGTATTCGTCCTTACCGATGAAAAAATCAACCTCGACCATACAGTCCTTTTGATTCACACTGTTGGTCAATTGAGGAATATTGATTTTTCTGAATGGTTTACCAAACAGGGCAAAGGTAATAGAATCCAATAGAGCAAACGACTTCCCATGTCCATTGTTTCCAGACACAAGAACGAAGTTATGTTTGTCCAAATTGATCTCAGTATCGTTGTTACCGAAAGATCCGAAGTTTCGAAACCTAACGGTTTTGAAATTTATCATACAGAAACATCCTCCGTTATCGACCACCAATCCGGGACCAATCGATTAGTCCATTTAGCAAACCCACTCTTCTCGCCCATGTAATAGTTTCGATAGGCCTGTGGTGCATTTCCTTTTACTTTGTATTCATCAGGCATTGCCTGTGCAAATTCCGTTAGATGAAACCCGTACAATTTATTGGGGTAGTTCTTCATAAACCACTTCACTAGACCTTCTGTTTTGTGATGTCGGTTGTATCGACGAGTATATTCACGACATAGGTGTAGTGCATGAGAAGACAACCAACAATAATTAGCCAGAGATTCTCTAGTCCAGATAGTACATGGATGGTTCAACATGACCGACTTAAACAACTTCATTTCAGAGTCAGATCGATCTGTATCATGTGTCCATCGTTTGATTCGGCGACCATTTTTACTGTATGAAATATATTCGTCACCGTCCAAATAACGATGAACAGTCGAAAGCATTTGAGCCGATTCGACAATCATTTTTACAACGTGCTTGTCACACATCATCTGTGCTGAGATTTTAGGATCTTTGTCCAGTACAAAGATATTCATAACGAAAGACTCTCCATGTAAAGTTCACGCATCAGTGTTTTGATTCTAGACTTCTGTTCATCTACAACATTAGTCATTGCATCTACTTCATCATTGATGATTGAAACCGTATCCTTAGATATGTCTAAAGACTCTTCTTCGGAGTGGTCTACACCCATGTCTTCAATGACAGTAAGATTCGCAACCTTCACATCATACAGTTTGTCTAAAAACTTGTCAAACATATATGGATTGTTTTTCTCAAAAACATATACCTTCACATATGAATTTTCATACTGAGAGTAGTCTCGGTTCAACATGTCTGCATCTTCTTCGTATGTAATCGCATGGAAGATGTTCACGGGGTTCTCAACGAACCTCAGATCCCGAGTCTCCGTATCCAACACATGAAAACCTTTCTTCACGTTTAAATCATTAAAGGTTAACTGGTATTGTGTTCCGAGGTAATGAACATTGTTCTTACTATGTTTGATATGGAAATGTCCAGACAGAACCATTTCACATCTACTGAAAAGTTTATCGTCTAGTCCACCGTCATACTTTACACCACGCAGAACTTCATAACCATCAAGTTCAAAGTGACCAGCCATAATTGGGCAGGTCGAGTTCTTGATGAAGTCAATGCACTGTTCTGAATTGTTCTTGTTAATCCACGGAACCATTCCGATACAAAGGCCACCGAACTCCAACTCAACTGGATCTTCATATAGATGAAAATTATCAGTATCAGAAAACAACTCACGAATAGAATTGATTCTGTTAGTGTTTCGATAGTATGTGTCGTGATTTCCAAGAATACAGTGTACCTGTATTCCATACTCGTTGATCTTGTCGATGAATCGAGTGCGTACCTGTGAAAGAGTATTGAAGTTCACAAACTTTCTACGATCTAGGAAGTCTCCAAGATGCAAAACTGTTGTGATGTTGTTCTCTTTACAGTACGGGAAAAACTGTTCTTCAAAAAACTTGAATGACTGATCCAAAAACAACTGTGAATCATTTCTTGCACCAAAGTGCGTATCATTTATAATAGCAAGTTTCAATTTCAATCCTCAAAAAGTTTTCCTAGTGTACCACCGTCTGTGGTTTCTTCAGTTTTCTTTTTCTTTTTCTTTGGCTTATACTTTTCTAAATCATTATCCGAGAGTTTGAAGTAGTCAGCATAAGGGTTTTTTGAATTTGGATCAACTAACTCGTTGTCGTGGGCCCACTTTGTAAACTTGTTCTCTTCGTCTAACTTTTCCATCATCATATACTTAACGTATATTTGTTTCTTTTCTTTTTCTATCCTGCGTATAAAAGCATAATAAATCATTTGAGTAAAATATGAAAATGGATTCTTAGATTTCTCTGGATTGAAGTTGTGTGCATACATCAAGCAGTTTTCGATCGCATCACCAATCATCTCATCTCTGAATGGGTAGTTCATGAAATTGGGTTTGTACGAAAGTCGTTCAGCAATCTTCATGAAACACTCACCCATATAGTGAGTTGCAGGAGGCTTGGGATCTCCAAGTTCCTCTGCTTGATTTAATTCCTTTTTCCACTTTACCATTTCTTGAAAGAAAGCATCATTGTCTATGTAATGATCTTCCTTTGTTGTTTTTCTTTTAGCCATATTGGTGTTCCCTTAAATTCATAGGTAAGTATACCTCATAAAACAAATATTGTCAACCGTATAAAACATTTTTTAGATTTTCTGCTTGACAGGTTTTCATTCGGGGTTACACTATGTGTGCTAAGAAAGAAAGGGGAAGCTAGGCCTATTAAAGGCCTCACTTAAGGTAGTCGTCGGCATCCCCAGACCAGTCTGACCAGTCATTACCCCAATCGGGTTCTTCTTTACTTCGGTCAGTTTTTTCTTCCTCATCAAAATCAAAATCGTCAAGTGGAATTTCATCGTCGAGTCCCATCTCGTCGAAGAATCCTTCCTGCATCATTTTCTCAAACATCTTTTTTGACATTGCGAAGTTCATCATAATCATCTCTTCTTCGGAGGTAGGAGGTTTTGGATCATCTTTACTTGAAATTCCTTTCATATCAATTCCAAGTTGTTTGTATAGATCTTCTAGTATACTATTTGGATCTATAGGATCAATACCGAGAGAAGCAATTTCATCTTCCTTTAACTTTTTTGATTCATATTGATCTATAATTTTTTGATTTGGTTTTATGGTAGTGACAACAAAATCGGTTGGAATATCACAGGTAAGTTCTTCACTGTTGTTCATCCAGTCTCGGAGAACCCACATTTCTTTTTTGACTTCACCAGTGAGAGGATCGTGCATAGTTGTTAATTTCATTTGCATCGGTCTATCTAGGACAATCTTTTTTGCACCAACTTGATTTACAATACTGATCAACTCTTCACCTGAACGAAGCTTAAGTATTTTGTATTCAACCATTGGATTCTCCTATAGTTTTATTTTAATCGTCTTAAAAATAAATTCTTCTACCTTATATAGTTTGATTCGTTCAAAGAAATGACGCAGAGTGTGGTTCATTTTCTTTTTCCATTGAAGATTGTCCCCAATATCAAACAACTTAGCAATCGATTTGCTTTCATGTTTTCTCAACTGCCTTCCGATTGACTGAAGAATTCGAATGCGAGACTTCGACGGAGAAGCAAATATAATGTTGTGTAGGTTCTTGATGTTGATACCAGTAGAGAATGTTCCATAAGAGGCAACGATGATCGCATCTTTTTGTTTCTCTGCAAGACCACGAACCCTTTCTCGATCATCTGTTTCCACTCCACCGTGAATAAGAAATACCTTCTTGTGTTGATTCTCTAACTTGATTCTTTCGTACAGTTGTTTTCCGTGGTTCTCCACGAACTGAAACAACACCAATGTATTTCCCTTTGTCTTACCTGCTAGAGTGGAGATAAACTTATTTCGTTTGTCATTGGTAATCAACCACTTCATCTCGTCCTGATACTTTAATGTTTTCACCAACTTCTTGTCTTCGTCACTGTAGTCGAGAAGGATGCAATCAATTTCTAGTTTTGATAGAATGTCTTTTTCCATCAGTTCTTTTGTGGTGGTCACATCCTTCACAGGACCGAACAGACCTTCGATGACTAACTTGTGAGTGAGGGCTCCGTCGAGTGTACCTGTAGTTCCAATCCTATACTTCGCGTTCTTTAGTTTGGACATGATAGAAGTCAGAGACTTGGCTTTGAACAAGTGACACTCATCACCAAAGGCAATTTCAAAGTCTTCAAAGTATTTTGCCGGTAATTTGTATAAACTCTGCCATGTAGAAATAACGATCTTTTTATCGGTAGACTTATCTTGTCCCGCATAAATCTTGTGACAGTTTCCTTCCACATCCCACCCGTTCATTTTTGAATAATCTTCAAAGTCTGAATACATCTGAGAAACCAAACCAGTAGTAGGTACGATGATTAGAATCTTCTTGTTCGTTTTTTCCATGAGATGTCGAAGAAGACCGTAGATGATTAGACTCTTGCCTGATCCAGTAGGAGACAACAACAAACATCGTTCATGTTTAATCGCATGAGAGATGGCTCGTATCTGGTGATCGTGTGGTACGATTAGTTTACCACCCGCAGATATCTTTAGGGTGTCTGTTAGGTATCGTTTGACTAAATCATCACTGACTTTATTATGTGGTGTGTCAAAAGTTACCTGATAAGTGTAACCTCTTTCTTTGGCGAAAGTAGTTACATAGTCAAGTAACCCAGAGTGAATCTCTTGGGAGAACATGTTGTAGAGTTTTATAGTACCATCCCATACCTTGTTACGGTATGCAGGCATAAACTTATGGCCGGGTACTTTGAAAGTAAAGAAGTCAGAGAGTTCTTTGGCGAAACTTCGTTCACATCGAACTCTGATATTTACTTCATCGATCTTTTCAATAACTAAGTCACTCATTCTCTATTTAGGAGAAAAGTGAAAACCTGCCATTATCAGTAAATATAAAATTGATGAAATGTAAAACAGTATCATCATCAATTCTGAATCAATAAAATTTAATATCTTTTCTACTAAGAACCGGATACGAACTTTCTCCATTCGATCGCGTTGCGAATCTCCCAGTTTCTCTGACCGATTTCCTTGATTACAGATTCAAGATAGAATACCTTTTCTTCTTGATATGTGATCTTCTGTTTCATCAAAATCATATCGTTGTCAGAATCAAGGTACATATCAATATCCGCCTTTAGAATCTTAAGGTCAAAGGGTTCCCACCCTTTTTCTTCGAGATCCTCTTCGGACATTTTACCTGTATAGTATTCCCACTTTGATCTTCGTAAGGAAGCAAAGTCGAAACCCATTTTCTTTAGATTGAATCGTTCTTCTTGTAGGAAATTGAGATACTTATTGTGAAGTTGTGGGATCTTGAGAGACTCCAGATCCAACTGCGTGTCATCAACTTTCATATCTCGTTCTACATGTCGTTTTAAATCTTCAAAGTTCATACTGTAATTATATACCACAAAGGCAGGTAAGTCAATATACGGTTACCTCATAATCTCTATATTGTAACGTGAGACTACAAGTTACTGGGGATGCTTCGCCGTCGGAAGCGTTCAGGTCAAGTTCTCCTAGACTGCTTGGATAAAGATCTTTAAATGTTATGGAAGCCTGTGGTAGGGAGTTACTATTGAGTAACACTAGTGTACCATCGACTTGGTAATCTGAGGGGTCGCCGGGTTTGGATGCGGCACTATAAGGATCGTCGGAATTTGCAATACCACTTAGACGAATTTCTGATCGGTTTCTTGGTTCTAATGTTTCATCATGAATGGTAAATGATCGCATCCAGTTGTATATTTCCATCCAGTTGCCCATGTCTTCATTCACTAGAAATGATAGAGTAAGTGGATCATAATTTAATTTAGGATCGGCAAAATGAAGAGTAGGATGTTTACTTAAGACGGGGGTATCTATTACACTGATAGACGGAACAGACGCACTCTGGCAGAAGTACACGACTTCAGGTGCCTTTGTCATGACAAATCTAAACGCAGTTGTCTGTAATAAGTTTTCGTTGTCTGGTTGTCTGTCAAGGGCATACTTAACATACTGGTTATAACTTGGCATAGTGTTTCTCCAATATATTTATATACAAAAAGAAACAGGGGAGACCGAAGTCTCCCCTGTTCCTAGTGTCGGATCAAGTCCGAGATTCAGTTATCACTGAGTTGCGCCACCGCCAGAGTTGATACCGTGGAGGTTATCAATTCTGAATGCACGGTAGTATTGGTTGACACGGTTGGTGAGGGTTTCACCGTCTGGGTTACCGTCAGCCTTCTTAACGAATGGGTTGGAGACAAGACCGTAACGAGTCTTGAAACCAATCTTTGGCTGGAAGGTGTTCTCACCGACTGCACGAACCATCTGTAGTGGAACGTATGGGCAGTAGAAGAGTCCGGCGTCATACTGACTGGCACCCTTATAACCTACTACGCAGTAGTTGAAGTCGGCGTATGGGTCGATGTAGACCTTGAGACGACCGTTGAGTGTACCGACAAAGGTGTTGCCTGTGTCGTCAACTTGGAGACTTCCGCCACCCATTGGGGTTGACTGAAGTGATCCACTGAGTGCGAGTGCAGCAGCGACATCTGAAGAACAGATGACGATGTTACCCTTACCGCGACGAGTCTGTCGTGCGATGAGGTTACATTCGCGTTCGATTTGGAAGAGCAGACCACGGAAGCGTTCTGCACTCCATCGACCGTCTGAGTCGGAGAGGATATCGTAGATACCACCGACACCACCGGCACCGAAGACGGCACTTGCACCCTTACCCTTGAGGTCAGCTTGCTGACAACCGAGTTTAGCAACCGAGAGAATGGTACGAACGACTTCGCGGTTGATTTCGCTAAGAATCTCAGTGCTGAGGATGTTAGCGAGTTCGGTCTCGGCATCAAGTCCGTGAACAGCACGGAGGTCTTGAGCGAGTTCAGTTGAGTATTCGGCCTTGAGGGCGCGAGTCTTCGCCTGGACTGCGGTTCTCTCGATGGAGAATGCCATTTGCTGGAATGCGTTTGCACCACTGTTGTCGAGTGCTTCAGCCTGACCGGTTGTGATACCGTGTTGAACGAAGTTGGTGATTGGATCACCAGTAGTACCACTTGTAGTGAAGGTATTAGTACTTTCAAGTGCTGGGTCACCAGTTGTGACACCACCAGCGCGGGTGGCGTAACCGGTACGGGCTTCGTCGAAGAGTGCTTCGTCAGCGCGAGCACCAGCTGCGTCAACGTAGTTGCTCTTCATTGCAAAGATAAGTCCGGTAGGACCAGTCATTGGCTGGACACCGCAGATATCGTATGCAATTAGATTTGGCATCGAACGACGAACGAGGCTGATGAGAACTGGGTCGAAGGACTGAACCTGACCGACTGCGGTAGAGTTGCTACCGATACCGTTAACCATACCCATCTGCATACCACCGTTAGTTGGGATGGCTTCAGAGAGGTACTGTTCTTGGTTCTCAAGAAGAACGGCTGTGACATTCTTCTTGTATGGATCTTCGATTGTTGGGAGTTCTGGGTGTTCCAGAATTGGCTCCCACTTTGCTTTGATTTGCTCGGCTAGCGAGTTAGTTTGGTCGTAATTAGACATCTAAAATCTCCTTTTGATTTAGATTATTTTCTTGTTTGTCTTGAAATTGCTTGGGCGTAGTAACTCATTGGACCAGTTGTTTCCTGAATGGAAGTTGGTTCCTCTGAATCTGATTCTTCTGTGATAAAAGTAACTTCATCAGAAGCTTTTGACTTGGTGAAGTAACCTTCTTTGAGAACTGCAAGTTTCTCTGCGAATTGTTCGGCGTTATCAAAGTCAATGCCTTCTGCGAGTGAACGAAGCTTCTCGACATCAGTGTCTACTAGATCTTCGGTCATTTCGGCAAAGACACCTTCGCAATAAAGGCCTTCCATTTCGTTTCTCATTTCCATGTTTCGTTCAATCTCTTCGTTGAGCTTGGCGGTAAGGTCTTCGAGTTCCTCGGCCATACCTTCAACGACATCGAATTTCTCTTCTGGGATATCAATGAAGTGATTTTCAAAGACACCACGAAGGTCTTCCATGAATGACTCAGCGACTTCAGCACGAATGCCTCGTTCGACTGCGAGTTCATTTTCCTTCATCCAATTCTCAACGACATATCCGAGATAGTCATCAAGTTCTTTGGTAAGGTTCTCTTCGATTTCAGCGGCAGTCTCCAAGAGACGTTCGTTGTAGTTCTCTTCGAGAGCTTCAGCGTATGTACCAAGTGAATCATTGATCGCGGCTTCAAAGATGACTGTTGCCTTCTCCTTGAAATCTTCGCTCAGTTCTTCACCATCAAAGAGAGCATCCATGTGCTCTTTCATGTGCGGCTTCTCGACCTTTGGAGAAGC